ATTATAATATTACACAAGATAGCAACGGCCAGTACGTAGCAAAGGTTAATGACAGTCATTTTGGCGAGTACGTAGTTGGTACATACAAAACAGAGAAAGAAGCAAAGTGGGCAATAGACTTCCACAATAAATCACACGACGAGGAAGAAAGAATGAATACTACAGGACACGAACTAGAAGAAGCCACAGATGACGTAGATTATAAAGATAGTGATTTATGGCAAGCAAACAATTCAGAACGCACAGACGATTACACAGATAAAGTGGAATGGGAAATTGTTATCAATGGTAACACGTACACTACATCAAATGGTGCAACAGAAGACGAAGCAATTAATAACTTCTGGAAAGCAGTTGTTGAAAAAGAAGGCATTAAAAAGTTCTTAGGTGATATGGTTTTTGCACAAGAATTAACATCAAGCACAGACTTAGATGAAGATTTAAACGAAATGCTTAAAATTGCAGGACTAAGATAAGGATTTATTATGAATTTTGAAGATTTGGACAAACTATTATATACAGCAGGTGTTACTACTCAGTTGAATGAGGCACGAATTCCAGGGGTTGAATACGAGGAGAAAAAAACCAAAGGAGTTGTATCCAGAGTCATTGCTCAAATGGTCTCTTATATGGGTGGCTCATGGACTAGATTAAATAATCGTTACATGAAACTTGAGTTTCAACTTAAACGCCTAGAAGAAGCACGTAATAAACTTAATTTACAAATCACTGACAAAATACAAAGAGACACATTTGACCCATCGGACGAGTTATACACCCGCGTAGTTGAAACAAAAGACGCTATATTCACATTGGCAAAACGCACAATGAAAACGAAAGCAGATAAAGTAGACCGCAAAGCAATTATTGCTGATATGCCCAAAGAACTACTAACACGCTTAGACTTCCTTACGGACGATATGTTACCTGAATTAACAAAGGCAATTGAATTGGTAGTTGAGAAGCACACTACTACATATGAACCAGAAGAAACTAAACCAGCATTGCGTCCCAAACGTAAAACTAAGTTTGATATGGAAGAATCAATTAACGAAGATGCTACTAGTAGATTTGAGCAATTGTTCCAAAAGTTCTTTGCGCAGTACGACGAAAAGTTAGACTACGTTACCGACGTATAACCGTTGGGTGAGTCTCTCTCTCTCTCTCTTTATTAATAATTACTACGAGAAAATATTTAATGCATTTAATCTAGATGTATTAAATAAGTACACACTTGTACATGAGGATTATTTAAGTGGTGAAATAGAAAATGATGTTTCTTTATTATCCAACACGAGTGATAAAAAAATCCTACTTATGTATGATAGTAACCCCAATTGGCAGTTTGAGGATTACTTTCTGAAATTATCAGAACGTGTTGATAATGTGTATTTGTCATCTAGTAATTTATTAAATCTATGGGGAGACCATCCTCGTATTGTGTATTTTCCAACATTTTATTTCACACAATTACAAGAAACTAATTATCAAACATTTAATAAAGAATACAGATTCAGTTTCTTAAGTAATAAACCTAGATTCCACCGTATATATTTTTATCACGTAGTGAAGGATGTTATATCCGATGACGATTGTTTTAGTGTTAATAATCAAGCATTTGATGGTGGATGGTGGAAAGATATGTACATCAATGACATGCGAAAAACCATCGGTATATATGATAAAACTATTGAAGGCGGGCTACCATTTATAACACACAATGCATATGAGTGTAATAAAAAACTAAACACAATCGGTAGTTTAACCAATGACCATAGTAATAAACATATAGCATATAATTCATATTTTAATATTATTGGCGAGACTGATAACACAGTGGGTAGAGTATTTCTAACTGAAAAAACATGGAAGGCAGTTAGAAGTGGGGTACTACCAATATTTATGGAATATGGCAATGCGTTTGACGCGTTGGAAAGAATTGGATTTGATTTTGAGAATGAAATCAATATTAAAAATGTTAATTACATTGATAAAGTATCGCATATAAAAAAATGCATGGATACTAATGTAATGAACAACGCTAAGATGATATATAATAATACGTTGCATCAAATTGAAAATAACATAAAAAGATTTAGTGATGATAATTTAATAAATCTTTTCACAAAGCATATAAGGAATAAATTAAACGTATGACATTGCTAGTAGAAAAATATCCATACCAAGAACTATCTCGTGAAAGTATAAACGGAAAACGTTTATATCACACACCAACAGGTGCATTGCCATCAGTTACAACAATCTTAAGTGCAACTAAACCCGAGAAAGACAAATTGGGTCTTGAGAATTGGCGTAAAGCAATCGGCGAACAACGAGCAGATGCTATATGTTCCGAAGCCGCTAACCGTGGTACTAGAATGCACAAGTACCTAGAAGATTATGTCATTGACGGTGTTCTAAAAAAGGCAGGGTCTAACCCATTCGCTAAGGAAGCACACGTAATGGCAGAAGAAATCGTCAATAAAGGTATGGTTAATGTCAATGAGTGTTGGGGTACAGAAGTATCACTTTATTATCCTGACATATATGCTGGTTCAACTGATTTGGTAGGAGAGTATAAAGGAAACCCTGCAATATTGGATTTTAAGCAATCCAACAAACCAAAAACTGATGAAAGAGTACAGGATTACTGTATTCAATTGGCGGCATATGCAGAAGCACACAACGCAGTTTATAAAACAAACATAAACACGGGTGTTATTCTTATGTGTGTTAAGCCAGAACAACCAAAACCTGGAGTGTTTAAAAAACAGCAATACATGGAGTGGGTAATTGATGGTGATTCATTCAAGAAATGGAAAGATGTTTGGTGGAAACGCGTAGAAGAATATTATGAGATGCAGTTAGCATAAATAGATGAATACTATGAACAGAAGTAAACAACTATGGCAATCACACAAATTTCAAAAATTACACATCGCAAGGGTCTTAGGGACAATTTACCACAATTATCAGGCGCAGAATTAGGTTGGGCATTAGACGCTAGAAGATTATATATTGGAAATGGTAAAATTGCAGACGGTGCACCAACCATAGGAAACACCGAAGTACTTACACAGTACAGTGACATATTGGAAATCGCTTCAACTTATACGTACAAAGGCTCTGCTTCTGGGTATGAAGTTGTAAGTGGGGTGTCATCAAGTCAGCCAATCACTAGAACACTTCAGCAAAAGTTTGATGATTTTGTTAGTGTACGTGATTTCGGTGCAATGGGCGATGGTGTTACTGATGATACGATTGCTATTAACAGAGCGTTAAGTGAATTGTACACACGAGAAGTAAATTCAAAAATTCGTAGAAGTTTATTTTTCCCTGCAGGGACATATAAAGTAACTGATACAATCAAAGTCCCTTCGTATGCCAAATTATACGGAGAAGGTGCTAAAAGTTCTACAATTAAGTATTATGTTGATGGTTCTGTGGCGGTTGCAGTAGTACGTACTACTGACAGTAAAAACCAAACAGGTGCAAACATTGGATTTAGCGCAACTGTACCAACTGATATTGAAATTAGTAGCATGGGATTTGAATCAACTAGTGATAATGATATTTTTTTACTAGAGAGTACAACGAATAGTTCTTTTGAAAATATTTCATTAAAAGGACCAAAAACAACGACAACATTATCTTCATCTGATGACAAGGCGTGTATTAAGATTCAAGGTACAACATTATTGGTTCCTGTGAATATTACTTTTAATAATTGTACAACCTATGGTACTGGATTTGGTATGCAAATCAACGACAAGTGCAATGGAGTTACCTTATCTAATGGAAACTTATCATCTCATTACATGGGTGTGGTATTGGGTGATGTTCCTATAGATGGTGGACCTAATGGTGTGTGTATAACACAAAATATATTTGATAATATTCTATCACATGGAATTGATATCAATTCAGTTAGTATGAATGTATCTGCTTTTAACACATTTTATGATGTCGGAAATCAATTTAACGGCAGTGGCAATCCATTTTCTACTATTATTGATATAAGTAATGCAGATAATGTCAGTATTGGTGATATGTTTGAGCGAGACGACATTGATAATGTTTCACAACCTAGAATATTCCTAAATGAATCTGCATCTACTGCATTTGATTTAAGTAAGAAAATTGTTTTAGGAACATATTCCCGTGATGTAGGGAAGGTTGTATCATTAACTAATAATACTGCTGTTGCATCCACTATATTCACTGTGGATTTAACAGATACCCATACTCTTACAAATATTGGTACGTTTAATATGGATTATGCTATTAAACGCGATGGGATTGTTCGTAATGGTACGTTATGCATTTCGTGCGATGGTGGCACACCAGGTTCATTATCATATGATGAATCATATAATGAAAATGCACTATCGGGCGTTGTTCTTTCGGTAACACAAACAGGAACAAATGTATCGGTTAAGTACACTACTACCAATACAGTTGATGCAACTTTGAGTTATTCTGTAGTCCGATTATATTAAGTTATTTTATATAATAAATTACTTTTCGCCGTAATGACATAAACGGTCATATACGACAAATAAGTTATTTTTTTAGTGTGTATAATTTTTAGATAATTAACATACACATATAAAATAACTTAGAAATATGAGCATTATAGTAACTAAACGCAACGGCAAAAAAGAAGACCTTAATTTAGAAAAACTACACAAGGTTGTGTTCTGGGCAACAGAAGGAATCACTGGTGTTAGTGCTAGTCAAGTAGAATTAAAAAGTCATATACAATTCTATAATGGAATCACCACCAAGGACATACAAGAAACTTTAATTAAGGCGGCGGCTGATTTAATAACTGAAGAAACACCAAACTATCAGTTCGTTGCTGGACGTTTGATTAATTATAGTTTACGTAAGGAAGTTTATAGACAGTTCGACCCATGTCATATATATGAAATTGTTGTAAAGAACGTAAACAATGGATTTTATGACCCTGAATTATTACATACGTACAGCGAAGGCGAATGGAATTACATTAACAATTTTATTAAGCACCAACGTGATGAAGATTTTACGTACGTTGCAATGGAGCAATTTCGCGGAAAGTACCTAGTACAAAATCGTGTCACAAAAGAGATTTTCGAAACACCACAGGTATGTTATGCATTAATCGCGGCAACATTATTTGCACATTACCCAAAGAAAGGTACCAAAACACGATTGCATTGGGTTAAAGAATACTACGACGCAATTAGTACACATCAAATTAGTTTACCTACTCCTGTAATGGCTGGTGTAAGAACGCCACAAAGACAATTTAGTAGTTGTGTATTAATCGAAACAGATGATAGTTTAGACTCGATTAATGCAACAACAAGCGCCATTGTTAAGTACGTAAGTCAAAAGGCAGGCATTGGCATAGGTGCGGGACGAATTAGAGCACTTAACTCGCCTATTAGGACAGGTGATGCTTATCATACTGGCGTTATACCATTTTATAAACACTTTGCTACTGCAGTTAAGTCTTGCTCGCAAGGTGGCGTTAGAAGTGGTTCAGCAACGTTATATTTTCCAATTTGGCATTTGGAAGTAGAAGACTTGCTAGTACTTAAAAACAATAAAGGAACTGAAGAAACACGCATTCGAACACTTGATTACGGCGTGCAAATGAACAAGGTAATGTACGAAAGATTATTGACGGGCGGTGATATTACATTGTTTAGTCCACATGATGTTCCTGATTTGTACGATGCATTTTACGCAGACCAAGATAAGTTCCGCGAGTTGTACGAGATGTATGAACGTAAAACCTCAATTAGAAAGACTAAAGTTCCCGCAATGGAGTTGTTTAGTGTATTTATACAAGAGCGCAAGGATACTGGAAGAATGTATTTAATGAATGTAGACCATGCTAATGAACATGGTTCATTTAAGCCTGATTTAGCCCCAATTAAGATGTCAAATCTCTGTTCGGAAATAGACCTTCCTACCAAACCATTAAATGATTTTAATGACGAGGAAGGTGAGATTGCACTGTGTTCATTGTCTGCTATTAATTGGGGGGCATTTAAGAAACCCGAGGATATGGAACGTGCATGTAACTTAGCAGTACGTGGTTTGGATTCGTTATTAAGTTACCAAGATTACCCTGTTAAAGCGGCACAAATTGCTACTGAAAACCGTAGACCACTTGGTGTTGGTATTATTAACTTAGCGTACTTCTTAGCAAAACATGGTGTTGGCTACAATGACAAAGAAGGAGTGGAGTTAGTTGACACTTGGGCACAGCATTGGAGTTACTACTTAATTAAGGCAAGTAATGAATTAGCACAGGAAGAAGGCGCATGTCCGTTGAGTAACGAAACTAAGTACAGTGACGGGATATTACCAATTGACACGTACAAAAAGGAAGTAGACGAAGTAATTAAACACAAGAACAAAATGGATTGGAACGGGTTGCGTAAAAACCTCAAGAAGCACGGTATACGTAACTCCACACTAATGGCTTTAATGCCAAGTGAGACTAGTTCACAAATCAGTAATGCAACAAACGGCATTGAGCCACCAAGAAGTTATGTGTCTATTAAGCAAAGTAAAGATGGTGTAATGGCACAAGTTGTTCCGGAGTTCAGACACTTAAAAAACAAGTACGAATTACTATGGGACCAACCAGGTCCGTCAGGATACTTAAAAGTAATGGCAGTTCTGCAGAAGTACATTGACCAAGGAATTAGTGTCAATACAAGTTATAATCCTACGCAGTACGAAGATGAAAAAATTCCAATGAGTAAAATGTTAGAAGATATTATTACGTTTTACAAATACGGCGGAAAACAATTGTACTATTTTCAAACATACGACGGCGCAGGCGAAGTTGAAGTTACAGACGACGATTGCGAAAGTTGCAAAATATAAGGAAATACAATGAGTAGAAGTGTAATTAATTTTAGTAAAGAAAAAAGTCATATTGATAGTCCAATGTTCTTAGACCCAAACGGGTCAATGGGCATACAGCGGTACGAAACGCTAAAATACGAAAAAATCGATAAGTTAACCGATAAGCAGATGGGATTCTTTTGGAGACCCGAAGAAGTCGAACTTAATAAAGACATTAAAGACTTTAAAGGACTAAGTGAACATGAAAAGCACATCTTCACATCCAATCTTAAACGTCAAATACTACTAGATTCAGTACAAGGCAGAAGTCCTTCTCTAGGATTCTTGCCACTAATTAGTATTCCTGAGTTAGAAGCATGGACTACATTGTGGTCATTTAACGAAACAGTGCATAGCAGAAGTTATACACATATCATTCGTAACATTTACGCAAACCCAAGTGTAGTGTTCGATGAAATGATGGATATCCAAGAGATTATCGATTGCGGTGCTGACGTAAGTAAGTACTACGATAACTTAATTGAATACAGTAATTACTATCAGTTACTTGGATACGGCACACATACTGTCAATGGCAAAAAAGTAGAAATCACTGAGTACGAATTAAAGAAACGTATCTACTTAGCAATGCTAAGTGTGAATGTACTAGAAGGTATTAGATTCTACGTGTCGTTTGCTTGTAGTTGGGCATTTGCAGAACTTAAATCAATGGAAGGCAATGCTAAGATTATTAAGTTAATTTGCAGAGATGAAAACTTGCATTTAGGATTCACACAGACTGTTCTTAAGATGATGCCAAAAGATGACCCAATCTTTGCAAAGATTGCAGAAGATACAAAGGAAGAAGCAACTGCTATGTACTTAGATGCAGTACAGCAGGAAAAGGAATGGGCTAAATACTTGTTCAAAGATGGCTCTATCATTGGGTTGAATGAAGAATTACTATGTCAGTACGTAGAGTTCATTGCTAATAAACGAATGAAAGCAGTTGGTTTAGTATCTCCGTTTAAAGGTGGTTCAGACCCACTACCGTGGACAGGAAAATGGATTTCGGGTTCAGAAGTACAAGTGGCTCCTCAAGAGACGCAAATTACTTCATATACGATTGGTGCAGTTAAACAAGATATTACAGAAGATACATTAAAAGGATTTTCATTATGATTACAATTTACAGCAAAGACGGATGCCCATATTGCGTTAAAGCAAAAGACCTATTAGAACAGTACAGTATTGATTTCAACGAAGTTCGCATCGACGAAGACGAATTAGCGAAGAAATTTGTAGTAGGTGAAGGACATAGAACAGTACCACAACTATATGTAAACAAAACACTATTAGTCGAAGGTGGGTACGATGGGTTAACCGCAATGACACAAGAGTTAATTGAAACTCGTGTAACTAAAATTATGGATGCACAATGATACAGATTTACAAAGATGCCATCTATAGTTTTAAGTTGTTGAGTGGTGAGGAATTCATTGCTAAAGTTGATGACATTAATCAAACTGATGTACATATTCTAAACCCGTTGAGTATCACATTAACTGCACAAGGTCCTGATACATTGCCTGGAATGATTGCTGGCGATATGTCAAAGCCAATGCAATTAAATAAATCTGCAATTGCTTTAATTGCACATGTACAAGAACATATACGAGCATCTTACGAAAAAGGCATTGAAGAAATGCAAAACGAAAGTAAGAAGCAAGTCCTTACCGAATAAATAATAATATGCCATCAGTAAGCAGACAAGGAGATTCACTAAGTACAGGACACGATTGTGTAGGTTCAACTACACTCAGTGCGCCCGGGCAAAGCAGTGTATTTGCTAATAGTATATTAGTTGCACGCGCAGGAGATAACACAGTAGCACACCCAATTGGCGCTCCTGCATGTCCAAATCACGTTGCATCAGTGAATGCAGGAAGTTCGAGTGTTTTTGTTAATGACA